TGACGCCGAGCCTGCCGAGCCTGAGCCCGTCCGTTACCAAGACGTTCCTTGGCCTTGATAGATTTACTGGAGATTTGTAATGGCTGAAAAATCGAAAAACATGGAGCAGCTTGAACGGGAGGCGCTTGAGCGGTACCTGAGCGACTTTCCATTTGAACCACAGGAGGAAAGCCTGGCAGAGGGCATGGTCATCGGCACTGGCCCGGGGTTGACAACAAGGACGCCGTACCGAAAGGGAGAGTCTCCGGCGTGGGAGACCCCTCCGGCGTGGGAGGCTGAGCCCGTTATCAAGCCTGGTGTGCCCTTGGAGTTGGATCTTCCTGGGGAGTTTACCGGCAAGAGCCTCGCCGTTAGGGACATGCAAGAAGGCTATCGTGTTGAGGCCAAGAGCCTTCAGCACTTCATGGATGAGTACACTCAGTACCAGCTTGCTAAGAACCCTTCGATGCCTGTTGCCGATGCAGAGTCTGCCGCAAGCAGAGAGGCGAGAAGTCTTGTTATGAAGGCAATGCAGCTAAACTGGCTTGGCCAGGATGAGTATAGTGCTCTGAATACAGATCTGGCGACGATTTCAGACTGGCGCGGCAAGATGATGGCGAACCTTAGAGAGCGGCACCCGGAGGTAGACGAGGACCGGTTGAAGTCTCTTCTTCGGCAGCGGTTTGCTGTTCCTGTAAATATTGGCGATTCTTCTCTCATGCCGAGCAACACTGCGCCATCGTTGCTTGTCCAGAGCCAGCAGCTTGCTCGCAGGCGGTCTTCGCGGTCTACCAGGAGGAGGTAAAATGGCGGCACGTTTGCCGGGTACGGCTGCTGGTGGGCTTGGTGACCGCCCCCTCCTTCGCGCTGCACCTACGCCTCCGACCCCGATTAAGCCTGCTGCTGCTCCGGTGACACAGCAGGACATTGTCCTTGCTCAGGGGATGGATGTTCCTCAAGAGCAGCCGCTGTTTGCTCCACCGCCAGGGCCACCAGGCCCCGATGAGATCAAACGGAGGGCGGCTAAGTTGCTGTCTTCGCGCATGGTGTAATGATGTCTATAGTTGAAAAGGTAAAGAGAGCGCTTCTGGATAATCCAGAGGGCCCGAATACGGCTGGCCTGAAAGTTATTGACCAGCATATTGTTGGTGAGCGTCAGGCCAAGATTGATGAGCGCCAGAAGATGGTAGACCTTGTCCAACGAAAGAGAGACGATGGTGCTTGAGCCGCTGGACATTGAGTTGATGGAGTCCTTTGATTCTCCCGGCATTGTTGTTGAGGAGACGGTCACTGCGGTGGTGCCCGCCGTTGAGCCTGCTGCTGAGCCTGAGGGCTCTTTTCGCGGCGCGATTGAGCAGCGTGAGGGTGAGGCATTGGATGCCGAGTACAAGTCCGCTCAGGACGAAATGGTCAGACTTATCAGTAATGTTGCCCGGCTTGAGGAAGAGTACTTCGAGTTTTCCACGCCGGTTCGGCTTGCGGGAACAAGCCCAAGAATCAAATCACTTAAGGACCAATGGTTGTCTTTAACTGATAAGATGGGTAAACAACGAAAGGTGCTTCTCGATATTCGGGAACGCCGTCGTCGAACTGGGCGTGATGTGCTTGAGCATGCGCTCATGGAGGCAAAGGAAACCTGATGGCTAAGATGACTACAGAGCAGGCGCTTCGCGGCGGGAAGTATGTGTTGCGAAAGAAGAAGCAGCAGAAGTCTAAGGCCGATGGTGACCGCAAGTCCATGCCTCGTCTTATCGAGGAAGGCAGCAAGCTTGCGAAGGGTGGCAAGCTGTCGAAGACTGGCAAGAAGTTTAAAGACAACCCTGATGATGATGAGACGAGTAAGAAGGCTGATTTGTATAAGTATGCGTGAGTGATGAGTAAAAAGAAGAAGCTGGCATCAAGTCAGCAACTAAAGCTGGCCCGAAAGCTTCGGGCTTATGAAAAAAAGAATCCGGGCGCGCTTGCGGATAAGAAAAAGCGTGCCCAGAAGGTGGCAATATTTGTCGCTGAAATACTAAAAGGTGAAAAGAAATGAGTGTGAATAAGGTGATTTTGGTTGGGCGTCTTGGTTCTGACCCTGAGCTTCGTCAGACGAAGAGTGGTTTTGCGGTCGTGAACGTGCGTCTTGCGACGAATGAGCGCAAGAAGGACGGGGACCAGTGGGTTGACCACACTGAGTGGCATACGGTCACGATGTGGGGCAAGCTTGCGGAGAACGTGTCGAAGTTTTGCTCAAAGGGCAAGCAGTTGTATGTTGAGGGTCGGATTCAGACTCGCGACTTCACGGACAAGAACAATATTGAGCGCAAGTCTACTGAGATTGTTGCCGATCAGGTTCGATTCCTTGGCGACCGCTCCGACAATGAGCGCTCTGTAGCTGCGCCTACGAATGGTCAATCGCATCAGCGTGTAGCTGACGCTGACATTCCATTTTAGCGGTTGCCGGACTCCTTCCACTTCTTGTGGAACTTGTCGCTAATCTCATTGATATAGTTGGCTTTTTCAGTATCAGACTTAAGCTCAACTTCAGCGTTTAGGTTCTCACCGTCTTCAATCATCTTTTCGACGATTGTGCTGTGAGGGATCCATTTCTCTTCCGTCTTGCTGGTCTTGTCGGGGTTCATAGACATAGAATCATGGTAAAGATATTGGGAGAGCCAGTCAAGTTGGGGGTTCCATGAGTGACGATTCTGACAACAAGGATGAGAAGTGGAAGGCCAAGTGGACCAGCCCTTCTAATCGCCAGCAGGGTGAGGATGGGCATGTCCTCCACCCGGATGTTGATGATTGGCTTGTATCCAAGGGACGCACGTTTCGGCCCACAAATCAGCAAGACCGGTTCAGGAAGCTTGCGATAAGGTTGGCCAAGAAGGGCAAGTGTTTTCGGGGTGAGTGGTTTCGCGCATCTCATGACCCGAAGTACACCGGGGCGTCTGTAGACGAGGAGATCTGGTCGATGTGGGTAGAGCTTGGTGAGCCGTTTATGAAGTGGTTCTTCACTGATTTCCCTGGCATGACTGAGATTGGCGATGTTGAGTATCAGATGATGGACAACCAGTTCTGGACGGGCATTCGTGATGGCATGAGTGAGGGCGAAGAGTGGGCGTATCGCCAGTATTCAAAGGTTCGGATTGAGCCATCAATCAAGCAGAAGGAAGACAACGAGCCCCAGATGCGCGAGATTCATGAGTATTTGTCGCTTAAGGGTGGCAATGGTTGGCGTGCTGACACTGGTGAGGCGTAGTGAAGATTGGTGGCACTCATGTGGACGCTCGGAGCGTTGATGGCAAGAAGCTTAAAGAGCTTGCCCAGCGCCCCGAGGAGTTCATTGGCCGACTAAAGATTGTCGATGAGAAGGGCCAAGAGAGGTACTTCGATACGCCATTCTCTGAGCAGGTCTTAGCGCTTGAGGACTTCATGTCTCCTGCGGAGACGGTGATTCACTACAAGCCACGTCAGATTGGCGACACCACTGTGGCCACTGCCTACAACTTCAACTATCTCTACTGGTGCCCCGACCCGGTTCGATGCCTTGTTGTGGCAGACTCGTATGAGTCGACCGATGCGATTTTTGGTCGGGTTCGACACTACTACCGGTCTTTGCCGAACTTTATGAAGCGCAAGGTTGGCAAGTCCAACAAGCGCGAGTTGGTTTATGAGGACACCATGGCCGGGTTCCGGTGCATGACGGCTGGCGGTAAGAGTGAGGCGCGTGGCTGGACGTACCAGCGCCTGCATGCAGATGAGTTGGCGTTCTGGCCGAATGCTGAAGAGGTCTGGGCTTCAATCACATCTACGATGCACGAGGGGCCTCATCGTAAGACCATCATCATCTCGACTGCAGATGGCCCCGGAAACCTGTACCACCAGAAGGTATTGGCTGCGATTGAAGCTGAGCGGAAGGGTGACCAGAATGTCCGATTCAGGTTCTTTAAGTGGTCTGACCACGTGTCGTATCAGCTTGAGCCACCCAAGGGTTGGGAGCCGGACCAGCAGGAGTGGGAGCTTTCTCAGCATCATGGTTTAACCATGCCTCAAATTTACTGGCGGCATGACAAGATTCATGGCGTAAACGGTATCGGCATCTCCAGGTTCCGTCGCGAGTATCCGCTGACCATTGAGGATGGCTTTGCTGTATTTGATGGGTCTTGGTTTGATGCTGACTATTTGAACCAGTTGATTTCTACCGTCACGCCGGTTGAGGGCTCGGTTCGAATCTTTGAGCGGCCTGTACCTGGCGAGACGTATGCCATGGGTGTGGACCCATCATGGTGTAATGGTGGAGATAATGCTGTTGCCCAGGTTCTAAGCTCGAATGGCAAGCAGGTGGCCACGCTTTCGATGAATGAGGGTGGTGAGATCTTGTTTGCAACCAAGGCCATTGAGCTTGCTCTTCACTACAACAAAGCGAGGACTCTTGTTGAGAGCAACACAGGTGGTGCTGGCACTGTGGTTATCCGTGAGTTTCAAAAGGCGGGCCTGCCGCTGTGGAGCCAGACAACGACATCGGCTGGCGGCATGAGTCGTAGTCCAAAGTATTGGACGACTTCACGCGGCAGTAAGCAGGAAGGCTATGCCCACCTGCGCCAGATGGTAAATGGTGATGCGCTTGAGTTAGCTGACCTGACAACAGTTCAAGAGCTAATGCACATTCGCGAGTTTAATGGGAAGATTGAAGGGCAGGATGGGTACCACGATGACCACGCAGATGCTTTAATGTTGGCGGAATGGAATCGGCGCTCCCTTCCAACGGCGAACATAGCACCGCATTTGCGCCCAAGGCGTTACTATGCCAGACGAAACCCTTTTAATGTTGCACGACGCTTTGGTGAGAGTTGATGGCTGATACCGACAACAAGAGCGACCAGCTTCCTCACTCTGTGATTCTCGAACACTTGCGTATTCACGACCGGAGCATGCGGAAGAGTCGCCACAAGTGGGCCCTGTACAAGTCGACGTACTTGACTCGATACTGGGATTTTGTTCAAAACAAGAATCGAGCATCGAGCCCTGCAAAGCGGCTTAGTGATGTTGAGGTTGAAGTCAACCGGATGTGGGGTGTGTTGTCGACCTATCTGTCGGCGCTTTACCCTCGCGCGAGTCGCGCTGTTCTTGGCCCAGACGCGGCTGGCCGTGGTGACACCAACAAGTCTGCTCTTGCAATCAACCGGTGGCTGGCCTCTCGTAAGATTCACCAGCGAGTGATGTCGGGCTTGCGGCAGTCACTTCTGTACCCAGGTTGTGGTGCAAAGATTGGCTACACTCCTGGTTCTGGAAATCCGCTTGACCGTGTGTGGCTTCGTGTCATCCCTTGGTGGGAGATTTTGCTGGACAGTGATGTCAGCGATGCGGAAGATGAGCGATTCCGTGGTCACGTCTACTACCGGCCAAAGATGGATGTTGAGCGTGAGTACGGTCTTGAGAATCTTGCGGGAACCCGTCGCCTGGACTTCCTTGCGGAGCAGGGGACACCTGACGGCAGGTCCGTTGTTCGCAAGAAGGACAAGGCAAACAGTGATGAAGCTGCGTTTGTCCGGGTGCTTGAACTCTGCAACCTGAAGGACACGATTCAGGATGAAGAAAACTCGGATGTCGTCTATCAAGGACGCCTTGAGATCTATGTACTGGGCCAGGGCGCTTTATCGAAAACGCCTGTCTACACGGGGCCGCTACCGTTTGCTAACCCTGATGGGACAGCTACATCTCATATCGTTCCACTTATCTTCAACTCAGAGCCGGAGTTTCCGCTCAGGGGCATCTCGCAAACCTCGCGATTGATGCCTCAGATTCGGGAGCTAAACGCCTATCGGTCGTTCATGGCCATGGCGACCCGGAAGGATACTCGCCAGTATGTGACTCGAAAGGGCACGTTGAGTGGTGAGGAGATGACGAATCTCACCGAAGGTCATGATGGATTGATCCTTCAGGTGGACCAGAACTTCGACCGTCCGCTGACTGACGCGATCATCCCGGTTCAAAACTCACCGATTTCATCGAACATTGACCGGTATCTTGCTGAAGTCGAGCGAGACCTTGAGCGGGTGATCGGAACGAGCCCGCAGGCCCGTGGCCAGTTGACCAAGGCAACTGCATTTGAAGTTCAGACCGTGCAGATGTACACAGAGTCTGAGTTCGGGATGCATGCATCCATCAAAGATGAGTGGCTTGCTTCAGTTGTAAAGCTATTGCTTCGTGCGCTTATTGCTGCGATGACCGACCGTGGAGACTCGCGGGGGGCCTTTGACGACCAAGAGACCAGGGTTGCTGAGGTTGGCGCGATTCCAGATGAGGGCGCAGAGGAGAAGCATCCAGAGCCAGAGAGTGAGCCCTGGACTGTTGACCGCATTCGTTCGATTGCGGAGAAGGCCGAGATTGATGTAGATGGTGACGACTTCAAGCAGATTGTTGAAAAGATTTCTGGCAAGTCGGACCTTGGAGAGTTGTCTCCGCAAGAGCTACAGGCTCTTGGTTCTGCTTTGGGTGGCGACAGCGCGCCACCAGAGCTTGATGAGGAAGAGGAAGAGCAGGCCAAACAAGCTCTTGTAGACAACATCTCTGCTGGTCAAGAGCCTTATGTTGACGATGATGTCGTTGAGCCTCTTGGTGTCATTGAGCAAAGCGATGACATGGTCTCTATTAGCCAGGACGCATTGATGCTTAGGGAGCGTGGTGAGACCATTCTTGTCACCGTTCACGACCTCGATGCTGACTTTGACATCTCGTTTGTTGAGGGTGGCCGCACACCGTTGACTGATGCGGCAATGCAGCAGAACCTTGTGGCCCTTCTTCAGCCCTACACCGCGTTGTGGCAGGCCGCCCAGCAGCCTGGTGCCGATGGTGTTCTCGCTAAGTCCTACATGAAGGTCATTGCTGAGCGTTTCGACCTTCCCAAGGATCTTCACCCAGACGAGCTTTTGGCAGAGGTCGAAGAGAAGGAAAGGGAAGAGGAGGCAGAAGCAGAGGAAGAGAAGAAGGCAGGCAAAAAGGATGCTGAGGCGCCACCCGGAGCACCACCCGGAGCACCACCTGAGGCACCACCCGGAGCACCACCCGGAGCACCACCTGGAGCACCACCTGGAGGGGCTGGGGATGCGGAGCTTCAGGCTATTATTGGTCAGATTGCACAGCTACCGCCAGACCAGGCGATTGTGGAATTGAAGAAGCTGTTTGCTTCGGACCCTGAGATGTTGCAAATGCTTGCTTCAATAGAGGGAATGCCGCCTGAGCAGCAGGCTGAAATGTTGAACCAAATGCTGGGAGCTACTGGTGCCCCTGTATAGTTATCTTTGCGAGTCTTGCGGTTCTGAAAAGGACCACATCTATCGGTACAACAACAGGCCGGATACGGTTGAGTGCGCTGATTGTGACGGTACATCTAAGTACGTCATCAGGATGTCTAAGGCCCAGTCAAACGATGCTGGGGATTATACGGAGTACAAGACTGATGGCCCGACGCTCTCCATGCATCAATACAAGTGCAATGCATGCAGCACAGTGTTCGAGTCATTGATTGATACCCGTGAAAGTCAGCACCACGATGATGACCAGGAGTGTACATCGTGTGGGGTTAAAGACTCTCGTTGGATTCCATCTGTGCGGATAGATAGGTGGAGTGAGATGTTCCCCTACTATGACCGTGGTCTTGGCGTCATGCTTGAAAGCAAGGCGCACAGAAGAGAGATATGTAAACAGCGCGGGTTAACGCCTGTAGATGGTGACTGGGATATTGATCGTGAGTATCGTAAGATGGATGATATAAACGAAAAGGAAGACCTCGAGTACGCAGACTACTGCGACAAGTTTGATAACTCTCCCGAATTTCGAGAAGTTCGAAAGCTTCGGGACCAAGGAAGACTTTAAGGAGCCAACATGCCCGTCGATCCAGCAACCGGAGCCCGCCTGCCTTACCCTGGAGAGCCCGGATATGACCCCGCGATGGCCGCGCCTGCTCAAGGCATGCCTCCCGCTGCACCTGCTGCCGGTATGCCACCTGCCGGTATGCCGCCTGAAGGCATGCCACCTGAAGGCGGGGTCCCGCCAGAGATTGCTGAAATCGCTGCCTCTGCGCCTGCGCCGAAGAAGCCCTATACGGTCAAGGCTCTTGAGACGCTCGTTAAGCAGTTCAATGACACGATGAACAAGCTTGCCGATGGCCAGCTTCCTGAGGTTGACGTTGACTTCACTGTTGTGGAGGGCAACAAGTGGGAACAGCCGCTTCCGCCGCAGCTTTTTGTGCCGCTTGTTGCAATTAACGAGGCGCTCAAGATGCTTGAGGAAGGCAAGTATGCGGACAAGTACGGGTTTGACCCGATGGATATGACCTCAGATGTGGAGGTCAGGAAGGCAACAGCACAGCTTAAGCGGATGGCGAATGACAAGAAGCTTGCTGAGGACTTGATGAAGCCCGAAGGTGGTGCTGAGGAAGCGGCAGAAGGCCAGGCACCAGCGCCTGGTGAATTTGACAATGATGATGAGATGCTTGCTGAGGGACTTGCTTAGCTTGCACTAATTATTAGTATGATGGTACATTCTTGAACGGAAAAACTTGGAGATATTGTGAGCATGGATTCAACAACTAATACTGCCGAAGATGCACAACAGATGTCTGGGGACACATCTGTTGCGTCTGCTGATTTGGCTAATCTTGTAGATGTGGAGCCAACGGCTTCTGATGCGGAGCGTGTTGCTGCAGAACCTCCGTCAGTAGAGGTTGCGCCTCCCCCCGTTGAGGAAGCGCCTCGAACCACGTTGGCTGAGGTTAATGAGGATGTCTTCAACCCCCTTACTGCCACTCTTGGTGATATCGGTGAATTGAAGACAGACGCCTTCTACGACAACATTTCGGAAGACGACATCAAGGAGCTTCCGACTGTTGCGCGCCGAATGCTTCACAACTTCCGCATTGCATACGAGATTGAGAAGGGAAAGCTTGGCGAGTCTTCTAAGCAGTCAGAAACTCAAATGGCAGAGCGCGAGCTTAAGCTTCAGCAACTGGAGCGGGACTTTGCTCGCCGCCAGTCCGAGTTTGCGGCTTTGGCCGATGACCCAGATGTTCGGAAGATCCTTAAAGGCCCAGAGGGAGAGCTTCCCGACATTCTGAGTGAAGAGGGTATTCATGCGCGAATCCAGAAAGGAATCGCGAAGGGCATGCAGAAGGTCTTGGAGCCGATGCAGAAGGCATCTGCACGACATTCTAAGGAGTCTGCTTATCTTGAGTTCTTGGAGTCTGCTCCAGAGCTTAAAGAGCCACAATTCAAGAGGGATGTCTCTACGCTTGTTCAAAGTCGTCGCGACACCCCTTCACCAATTTCGACCCAGGATGCGTATCAGATTGTGAAAGCGCGTCGAGTTCTTGCTGAGCAAACCGCTCGCGCTGAGTCTGAGCGTCGTGCTCGTGCTCAATCTGCTCGACGTGTTAGTAGGCAAGCAATGAGCAGCGCTCCTGGTGTTGAGGATATTCCTGTAGATATCAAGAAGCGTGGCGCTCATGCTATTGCTAATTGGCTACAGTCCAACCCAGAAGCCGCAAAGAGAATTGCGGGTGAAGTTCGCTAAACCCATAGGAGCATGAGATGCCCACCACTAGTCTGACCATCGGCAACGAACTGCTGTCGACCACGATGCACATTCTGATGAAGGAATGGCGCGATAATATTCATGAGTCGACCGCATTTTTGGATGCGAGCGAGCGCGTTCACGGCGCCGGTCAGCCTTCTCAGGCTGGTGGCACACGGATCGTCATCCCGCTTGGCTTCGAGGACCACTCGACCACCACGCGGCTTGCTACCGGATATGAGCGAATCGACCTGAGTGTTCAGGACGTGTTCAAGCCTGCTGTGTACTCGTGGGCACACGTTGTTCGTCCCGTGGCGATTTCTTCTGAGGAAGAGATGGTCAACCAGGGTGACGCTGCGGTCCTCTCCATTCTGGAGAACCGGGTCACGATGACTGCAAACGCTCTCAAGCGTGAGTTCGTCAAGCAGATCGTCCAGGGCGGTGTGGCCGGTTGGGAAGACTGGGGCACGCTGAATGGTGTTGATGTCGGCACTGGCTTCCTTGAGGAGGCCGCTGTTGGTGCTCAGGCCAACACCGTTGGCGGTGTGGACAAGGGCGCGTTCCTGACCAAGACCGGTTGGCAGAACCAGATCTTTGATGGTGCTGGTTCCTTCAACTCGAACGGTCTTGCTGGCCTGTACGACATGAAGGTTGAGATTGCGTCCGTGTCTCCGAATGGCGACCCGAACGTGATTCTGGCTTCTCGCGCTGGCTTCAAGAACCTCAAGCGGGCCCTCTCGGCTCACGAGCGGTACGTTGACCAGAGCAAGATTGATGGCGGTCGTCTGGTCGAGTACTGGGACGGTGTTCAGATCAATGTTGAGCGCAACATGCCCAACGCTGGTGGAACTCCCGGTACCACGGCTGACCCGGTCAGCTTCTACATGTTGAACCTGAACGACATCCACTGCCTGTGGGATCCGAAGGGCTACTTCGACCTGTCCGACTTCGAGACTGTGTCTGGTGAGTACGACGTTCGCGCCGCGAAGATTCGCGTCCGTGGTCAGCTTATCGCCAAGCACCTTGGTTCGAGCGGTCTTGCGTTCGACCTGGAAACCTTCTAAGTCTTCTTAGATTGGGTGGGGGCTGTGTTGGCCTCCACCCACCTTAAATGCCATAGAATCAAAAGAGGGAGGATATCATGGCAATCCACAAGATTGATGGTGTTGATGGCACCTTAAACTTTCCAAAGAAGTTCGTGACGTTGCTCTGTAATGGTGCAATTACTGCTGGTCAGTGGGTTTCTGTTGACATTTCACTGACCACCAATGGTCTTGGTGGGGCAGTAGTCAAGGCCCCCGCTACTGCCAATGGTGCCACGATGGTTGTCGGCGTTGCCACTGAGACAACTACAGCCACTGGCAATGTCAAGATTCAGACTGCTGGGAAATATGAGAATGCATACGTTCTCAACGCAGTCGCTGCTGGACTTCTGGATCTTGTGGTTGATACAACCGCCGGTTCAGCAAGTGCCGCAGCAGCCGGGGATCTTGTGAGCCCATGTGGTTGCACACTTGAGGCCGCTTCTGGCAACTTGGCTGATGTCATGATCTACGACAAGAACATGTTCTAAGCCATTTTCGCTACCGGGCCTCGCGCCCACTACCGGCAGGCGGGGTACAATACCTTGTCTGCCGGTTTTCTTTTAGGGGTGTGCCATGAATCTGCTTGAACTGCGCCAAGAAATCAACGCTGCCTTGGACTACAACCCGGACTTGAAGCAGTATAGGGACATTTCGGCAAGGATCATCAACCGGCACTATCTGCAGCTTTCTACGCAGTACCCATGGTTGTTCCTTCACAAGAACTACAGAATGACCTTGCGCGCCGATATTGAAGGCGCTTCCAGCACTCAAATTCAAATTGGTGACGCAACTGAGGCGGTTGCCAACACGAAGGTGTTCCCAGTCGGGGCCAACCAATGGCTTCAGACTCCTGAGATGATGGGCAACTATCTTGTACTCAAGGAGTCGATAAGCCAGCTATCGGCAAGCGCTGGTCATGGTGGGTACTCCTCTGAGTATTTGATTACTGGGCTGTACTACTCGGAGAGCTATGACCCCGCAGGAGAGGGTGGTGGTGACTACATCAATCGGTACAATGTGACCGATGTAAATAAGCCTGGAACCACGGCTCACTATGTTGTTGTTGACCGTCCGATTATCGACCCATCGACGCATAGCGCTTCTGGTAGTGAAACAGCACCCACAATCACAAAGGTTTCCATTGACGAGTACACCATTGAGTTCCGTCGCTATTGGTTGCCTGGTGACTGTATGGAGGTTCTTGGTATTGTCGACCGGGGGCTAACCACTCCAGTGCATACGGAAGATTCAGCGGGAAGCACGTCAACGGCAACGAAGACCGCCCCAGAGAACGGCAGGATCACCTTCCTTGACCACCGCAAGGAGGAGTTTGTGTACCTGGATAGGGACAACTCGGGTGACCCTGTATTGGCGATTGAGGATGAACCGATGTTCATTCACCCGCCGCCTGGCCCGATGTCTCTGTCTCAAGCTTCAAGTAATGAGGTGGTCCCAGCAGAAACCGCGATGGAGACTGGCTCGACCTATGAGTATTGCTACACGTTCTTGTACTGTGGAATCGAATCGCCGCCGTCTCCGGTCGCAAGTATCCGCCTGACTGAGCGGGCAGCGGTCATCATATCGAACCTTATGGACACCCGGTCGGTGTATCCCGACTATGACACCTTCAACTCTGTGGGCGTGGCAGTTCCGTCTGACCAGCCTTCTGGGATGTACAAGAGAATCTATCGCCGGAAGGTTGATGGCAGTGTCTCAAACATCCACCAAGGCTTCCAGCGTTGGCATCATGTTGCTGATGTGGCTGAGGGAGCCGGTGTAGACCCAAGTTCAATTCTGTATGACACTGGCCGAAAGATTCGCGGCTCTACAACAACACCTACGGTTCACCTTGTAGAACCAACCAATCTTGGGTGGCCTGGCAGTGACCGGTCGGCAAATAGTCGTTGGACCTACCATGATGGTCAGATGCATAAGCTTCTAATCTTGGATGAGGCTGGTCCAAGAAAGTCTATTCGAATGTACCGGCGTCCTGCTCAAGACATGGACATCGATATTCGATATCTGCGCCGACCACGCCGACTGGTTGCGGATGCTGACACTCCTGAGTGGCCTCCCCAGTTCCATCATCTTTTGGTGTACAAGACTCTTCAAGACATCACCATGCAGCATGGCATGACAAGTCATTCTCAGCTTTACGAGAAGCGGGCGAAAGAGCTTCTTGATCGTATGCGCCAGAAGCATCTTTCTCGACCTGATAGACTGTATGTACGCAGCGGGTTTGACCACCCAACCTACGAGCGCGAGCGTTGGGGAGTTCCTACTAAATCATGAAGACTCAATCGTTCGTTCTTTCACGCATTCGTGGTGTTGACCTTCGGTATCAGGTTTCGCCTGATTCTGCGTCTGACATTCAAGACATGCGTTGGACTTTGAATGATTCTTGGACATCGTGTGGTGGCTTCAGGCCCGTAACGGTTCCATCTATCGGGTACTTCCCGTGGTCAACGATGTCTGCGAATATTCTTCCTGAGTTTTTGACTCCGAAGGCAGAGGTTTCCGAGCCTGGTGGATTGTTGGGTGGGGCGGTTGGCTCTGCTTCTGGCACTGGCGCTTCAAGCAACAATGCGAAGATTGAATCACTTCATTGGTTCTCACAGCACAATGGTGCCCGCCAGTGGCTCATTTGGGAAGATAGCGATGGGAGGCTGCAGCGTTTTCGTGGCAGCACACCAGACGAGCCCTATGTAAGCTTGACCGATAGGGACGGTAATACCTGGAACGGAACTGACCGCTCTCGGTATGTTCGTAGAACACCTGCGGCTGGCACCCAGGGAACCGTGTGGGGCGGCAGGATCTACATGATCAATGGGAATGATGAGCCTATTGTGTTTGATGGTCGGGTGACTGCTACTGCTGGGTATCGTCGGTCCCCTACACCGCCGTCTGCTGAGTTAGTTTTTCGAGATTTTGATGACGAGGAGACCTCGTACTGGCTTGGCACTAAGCTTCGAAATCAAGGGCTTGGCTCAAGTTACCCATTTGATACTGGTGATGGCGACGGAAAGCTTTGCGGCTACAAGTATCGAGTCACGTATGTAAATCGACGTGGCCAAGAAAGCGCGATGTCTGAATCAAGCAATATCGTTCAGTTCGAGTGCGGTGATGGCGGAAAGAAACGATTCGTCAAACTGATTATTCCGACAGGAAACACAGAGACCGTCGCTCGAAAGATTTATCGCACAAGAGACATCTATGATGAGTTTGGGCAACCGACTGACAGGGACTATGGGTACAACTTTTACCTTGTGAAGGAAGTTCAGGACAACATCACCACAGTCATTGAGGATGGTGTGAGCGATTCCAACCTTGGGTCTCTTTCAGACCCTGAGGATTTTGGGCCCTGGCCAAGGCAGGCCAAGTTTATGTCCAGCTTCAAGAACACAATGTTCTTGGCTGGAATGCCAAACAATCAAATCAGGTTTAGTGCCCCCGGAATGCCGGAAGTCTTCCCGATGAACAACCTGTTTGACATCAGCGAGGGTGATGGCGGTGATGTGACCGGGATGTATCCAACCAAGAATGCGTTGGTAGTGTTCAAGCGGAGGGGGGTTTACCTAATCAAAGGTGACCCTGTTAATGGGTTCTATGTTCAGACTTTGACGAAAGATATCGGCTGTGTTGCTGCAGATAGCCTGGCCGAAGTCCCTGGTTTGGGTCTTGTGTTCTTGTCAGAATCAGGAATATTTGTACTTGAGGGCGCTCTGGAAAATACAGGAACGCCCACCGGTATCACTGAAATGAGTGTTCCAATCCGCGAGTGGTTTGATGGCTTGTCTGACGCGGCCTTGGCTGGTGCTGTTGGTATCGTTTATCATCGTGACCGTGAGTTTTGGCTGTGTGTTCCAAATCTTGGTGAGGTAGAGAACACGGTTGTGTTTGTCTTTCACTACGCTGTTGGTGCGTGGAGCAGAAGATTTAGTGTTCCAGTCAACTGTGCTGTAGAGACTAAAGACCATCGCGGGTATCTATTTTTCGGCAGCGGAGATGCTGGCGCGCGGCCTGGCATCCATGTGTATACCCATTCTGAGGTTAGAAAGGGTGTTTACTGGGGGCTTTCGGATTTTGAAGAGCTTTCGGATGAGTCACTTTCTGGCTCTCTTATAGTGACGCCCAAGTACCACACATCACCGCTAAGCTTTGGCAGCGTTTATCGCAGCATTCAGCCCGCGTATGTGAATGCATATTGTGTGGCCAGAGGTGACATAGACCTCGGCTTGAATGTTGGTGTGAATAGGTCTCTTAGTAGGTCTTTCCTGCAGGATAAGGTCAAAAATCAGACTGACCTGATGCGCCCACAGGATGTATATACCCCCACTCTCGCGTATGATAGCACTACAGTATGGGGAAACTACCAGCCTATGCCTTTCAGGTTTGACGTAAGTGTCATGCATGAAAGCTTGGTTACGGAAATGCAAATGAACTTCTCTTCAGCAACTCCACGTAATCCACATATTGAGCTTGTTGGATACGATTTGGAAGCGAAGCTTGGGGCTCAGAGAGAGATCCGCATTTTGACAGACGCTTTGTCTGTAGACAGGAGGTAGCGTGGCTTGGCGATTTCCAAAAGTTCTGCCTATTTCAGGCGATATGCTTCATCCCAGCCACTGGAATGACAACATCGACTCTTATGCTGGAGAGATAAACGGATTTATCGACAGAGATAACCTGTCTTCAGGGTGTATCCAGAATAGCATGATTGCTAATAATGCATTCGTCGACGTGTTTACATCTGAATATAACGACGATGTGCCAATACATCGTGAGCCTGGGAATGATTTTGACATCAACATGAATACGACAGCGTGGCAAGCGGAGGATTGTGGCCCAGACAAAGACAAGATGCCAAGTCTCACGATTGATGTAGAGACTGACGGCTGGGTGATTTGTGATTTCCATGCATCGTATGAGTGGCTTTCACCGAAAGACCCGCCTGGAGGATCACAAGCCTACTTTCCACAGACTTGTAGAGAATTTATTTTTTGGTATTCCCATGGTTCGCCCTATACACCCGTTCTTCATGAAGACCTGCCCGGTGGCTCAGCCACGCCTGCTGGCGTAGTGCGAGAATATGCAGAAGATCTACGTGGGCCGTGGGAGAACAACGCTACAGACCCCGTCTGGATGGATGATGGCGGCGGCCATTATATAGGTGCTGGAGATAAGGTTCAGGTGCGAGCTAATGAGATCAATGCTGGATATGTTCAAAATCCGGTAGACCGCGAGTCTATTGCATTTAGGGTGTTGGTCGATGGAATCACAGTTGCTGAGACCGGCTGGATGTCTATCGGCATGTATAGGAATGGCGCATATCTTACTGGCGTTGCTCCAGTGTCTGCGGGCATCCACACAATCACAACGCAAGTGCGTGTCGCCAGAATTAAAAAGATGACAGCTACTTCTGGTGGTGGTCTCGCGGATGGTGGTGGTGTTCCTGTTAGCGTAATTTCATTTTCAGAAACGCGGGTGCCGGGTGAAGATGCCAAAGGCCGTGTTCGCTCAAGAGCTTTAAATGTCGTTTTGAGGAAGAGATAATGGGTAGGGTTTCACCACCAAAGGTTTTTTCTGGTCAGTCCGTCAGTGATGGTGCCCTTAATGCGGGTATCGCTGAGTTTGATATTCAATCTAAAAATATTGATGGATTGAATGTGCGTGATGAGGCTCTTGGTTTTGAGGAGTTGCAACCAAACTCATTTGTACGAAACTTCTCCCTATGGGGAGGGAAGGGGCCTTCCAGACTAATTGGCGATTACCGTGGTGCGGGTTCCGCCTCTGACACGGACAGTAAGGCGCGAGTAGTCCCTTTGTGGCGTCCTGATGATTCATATTCAAAGAACGGGGACGCTGGCTTACCAAATCGCCCGCATGTGAAAATCACAAATAATCCAGACAATGGTGATGTCACTATCGTCAGGGTTTCATGTGGAATTTATATGGATGACTATGGGTTTCAGACTCTAAGGAGAACCTTTGAGGACCGATTCAAGGGCCCAATCATAGGATGTAGTCTCGGGTTTAAGGAGGATAGCGCAAGTACAGATGGCAGCGCATACACTCGATTGAACTCAACTCGGCAGTGGTTTCAACTGCCATGGAGCGGTGCGAAGTGGAATCATCCACCAAAGCCTTACATTCATTCATCTTATTATAGCCCTCCTGAATCTCTTGCTGAACGCTATTTCGATGGCTGGTTCGAGACCCCCACTGGTCGTAACAAGCAGTGGGTGCGGTCTGACCAATGGGTAAATGGTGACCCGACCGATAGTGCGATGTCATTTTGTTACAACTTCAACTACCAGTCCACCTATGTCTGGAAGCCTTCGGGAACCGGGGACCAGACTGGTGTTTTCGCTTTGATGGCACTTGCTACTTTTGATCACCTTGGCAATAAGCCTTTTTGGGATCCAGAGGAGCGAAGCGGTATTGGGACAGGATCGTATACGGAGTATGATGAAGATGCGGAGAGAGACATAACCATTACGGGTGAAGCCGAGTGGAAGTTCCAAAAGCAAGGAGTGGAGTATCCGGGCTTCTACATTAGAAACTGCTCTATGAATGCAATCACGTACACTATGGGTCGCTAAATGCCACTTAGTTCCAACTGGTCTGCGTTTTCACCTGGTGATACGTTTTCCGCAAGCGAGATTATCCGGCGCTTCAGGGCTATGGAGTATTGGATCAATGGTCGGATAACGTCTACTGACCTCAAAGAAGACCCGTGGGTACGTTCACGCCACATCTTCAAACCAGAGTTCTATGGGTCGCCATCACCGCGAGTCGAGGCAGTTTCTGGAGACACTCACTATCGATATCGACCTTTCAATATTGAGTCTCGATACTACAGACATGAGGCTTCTGGCTGGTACAAGGCCAATGGCGAAAATGATGATGGGACGCGCATCATGCCGCTCGATCCGAAAACCGAGTTGAATGATGAAAACATCGCAAGCCCGGAGGAACTATTCGTTCCTGTCGAGGGTCTTGCAGCATCGATTCATTTGGACCACCCATCGCTGGTCACGGTCAATGCCAACTGGTATGCGTGGGAGTCTGGCGGTAACAGTGGATATACTTCTCAGGGGTACCAAAACCAAGCCTTAAACGACCGTGTCGCCCTGTTTCGCTTGATGCGAAAGAGTCCCCATGAAGGGGATGGTGACTCGGTAATCGTGAACTACACAACGCGGGTTCTTTATGGCCGGTCGAACACTGAACATTTTTTTAGGCGTCAAAACTTCAGTGTGACGTATATGCGCGAGTTCGAGGCTGGTACGCACCACATCTGGATTGGCTGCTTGTATCTTATGAAAGACTACACTGGTGATGGTTACACCAAGCTTGGAGATGATGGCACGGGGCACAGGTTAAAGCACGTCTATGTAGATGGCAGGAACTTTGTGCTGGATGCTACAAGGCTTTACCAGCAGCCAACGATCTCAGTAACTATTCCTTGATAGATGTTAGACTACTGCTGAGGATTTTCCCGTGGCCCAACTAAGCGCATACGAGCGACGACAGCTTGAGAACTACGCTCAAGGTCGTAAGAAAGAAAGCCAAGCTTCAAGCTCAGCCCTTTGGAGTGGTATCGGGACTGGGGTTGGTGGTCTCGCTGGCTTTTTCCTGGGCGGCGGCATCCCTGGTGCCAAGATTGGCAGTATGGCTGGTGCCAGTGCTGGCATGGGCTTGGGGTACCTCCTTGGAGGCAAGTCTGGGTACGAAGAGGGGAAGGTAGAAGGAAAGAAGAACATCCTTGCGGAGAAGAAGCTGGCTAAACAGCAGGCTGCTGAGCAGGGAAACCTTCAGTATATGGCGGACCAGGCAGCCAAGCGGTCGGCGGCGAATGAGTCTGCGGCTGCGAAGCGGGCATCAAAGGGTGGTGGCGCTCGACTTGCCGGTCCAGATGTGGTTCTTTCTGAGGCAATGAGCCCTGGCGCTGGCGCTGCTGGTGGTAGAACTGGCTACGATGGATTGAAGGCCCGTAGAGGCTGGACAGCTTAGGAGTTAATGTGGCAGACGACGCAACAGCTAAAGCGCAGGCATTGTCGAGACAGGCCTACTACATGAAGGTCATGAGCCAGGCCTCTCCGCAGGACCGTGCAAACTGGTATTCTACGACTGGTCAATTTGACGCGGCAAAGGCCTGGTCCAATGTTTCAAAGTTCCAGACTGCTGGAAACCTTGTTCTCGGTGCGCTTCAGATTCACATGGCTCACGCTATCGAGTCTCAGCCGGGCGTAGCGCCACCGCCACCGCCAAAGATTGCGCCACCCACTGCTGCAAGTGTCCAGGCACGTACAGAAGAGCTTTCTGCTTCTCGGTTGGCCCAGATTGATGCAGAACAAAAGCGCCGGGAGGCCCAGGCTGCTGTTCAGGAGGGGCGCACGTCGGTTGATGCACAAGAAGCAATGCACAGAGGCATGCAGAGGGCACGGCAGGCTGAAGCAGAGAGCGCTCGGGGCGCGGCGATACAGGAGGCAGGACAGCAGCGGGGGCTTATTGCACAGCTTGACGCGCAATATGCCCAGCAAAAGTACATTTATGACAAAGAAGAGAAGGCGCGGAAGCGGGTGGCCGACATGAACAGGCTTACTGGCTGGGGAATGTTGGCTGGTAAGGCCGTGTCCAGTCTTCCGTCACTCATTGGAATGATGGCTGGAATCA